CCCTATGCCCATTGTATTCCTGAGAGACTACCCCCTGGCTACCGGGGACAAGGGGGGTTAGGGGCTCTTACCTTAATTGAATCACACCTCAAGATTTTCTAGCAGAAATTCCACCATCTAGGATTTAGTTCTTGACTTTGGTTACAACTTATGATATACTTATAGTATGAGCTAAAGGCTCAATACCTAGAGTGCGCCTTAAGGTATGAGACTTAAGGTATGAAACCTAAGGTAACTGTAGTAATCCATACCTTTACAAGAATACTATAAGTAATACTTAAGGTACTTCCCCTTTGTCTACACCTAAAGACCGGTCCAAGTTTAGAAACAGTACCAACGGTCGATACCTCAAGGGACTGTTCTTTGAGCAGACCTTGGCCGACAAGAGTTCTGTCGTCTACACCCTCAAGGACTGGGATCACCTGAGCTACCCAAGCCTCTATCGTCTCTATATGGAGATGGAGGACCTTACCGAGTACGAGTTTGCTAACGCGTACCTAGACGGTTGGGAGCATTGGGAGATGCTCTGCCAGTGCGAATGGTTCAAGCCATACGTAGAGCGCTGGCGCAAGGAACTTACCCTCAAGATCCAGGCTCGGGCCCTCAAGGCTCTCAGAGCAGAGGCCGAATCCTCCAGCAAGAATGCCTTCGTGGCTAACAAGTTTCTTGTCGATAAGGGTTGGGTCGATAAGTCTGAAAAGGCCCACGGTCGTGGTCGCCCAAGTAAGGACGAGGTCAAGAAGGCAGCTGATGCCATCGCCCTCAGTGACAAACGTCTCGAAGAAGATTTGCAACGCTTGCAGTAATGCAAGCTAGCACCGAAGGTGCGTGAAAGGTTACAGTAATGAAAAAGGGTTCAATGCACCCCCGTGCCTACCAGGGCATCAAAGGGGACACTAAGCAGGTCCGTGGTCCTGTAACCTCAACTACAGCAGCTGTTCAGCAGATGCTCAAGTCTATTGGCCGTGATGACATGCCAAACGTGACAATTGACGCTCCCAAGAAGGGCGCCGTTCGTGGCCGGTAAGAACTGGATCAAGAGCGCCACTAAGAATAAGGGTGGCCTACATCGCTCCCTGGGTATTCCAGAAGGCAAGAAGATCCCAGCCAAGACTCTCCAGGCTGCAGCTAAGAAATCTGGCAAGGTTGGAGCTCAGGCTCGCCTCGCTCTCACACTCAAGAAATTAGGTAAGTAACATGGCCAAGAAACCCTCGAAGATGTCCGCCTACGAAAAGAAAGATATGGCTAAGGACAAGAAGATGGGCATCAAGGAGAACTCCAAGCGGGATCTCAAGATGGACAAGAAGGCCATGAAAAAGGGCAAGAAGTAATTCCCACCCTATGACACCTGCAGAGAAGAAGCAGGCAATCCGAGAAGCAGCAGAAGCCGACCTCGAGAAGTTTATTACCCTGATCCACCCCAACCGTGTGTTGGGTAACGTCCACCGGGACGTCATCAGATGGTGGGGCAGGGAAGAGGCCAAGAGCCACCAGCTGCTCCTGATGCCTCGAGATCACCAGAAGTCAGCTCTCATTGCCTACCGAGTAGCTTGGACGATTACCCGTAATCCAGCCGTTAGAATCCTGTACATCTCCAGTACGGCTAACCTGGCTACCAAGCAGCTCAAGTTTATCAAGGACATCCTCACCTCGGACATCTACCGGTTCTATTGGCCGGAGATGGTTCACCCGGATGAGGGCAAGCGCGAGAAGTGGACAGAGTTCGAGTTCTCTGTCGATCACCCCAAGCGCAAGGCTGAAGCGGTACGTGACCCCACGGTCTTCACTGCCGGCCTTACAACCTCAATCACTGGTCTCCACTGTGACGTGGCGGTCCTGGACGACGTGGTCGTTAGGGAGAACGCCTACACCCTGGATGGCCGGGAAAAGACCAAGCAGCAGTACTCGCTGCTGTCGTCTATCGAAGGGGCTGATGCCCTGGAATGGGTAGTCGGCACACGGTACCACCCCAAGGATCTGTATAACGACATGGTCGAGATGCAGGTCGATCTCTTCAACGACGAAGGGGAGATCATTGACACCGAGCCTCTGTACGAGAAGTACGAGTGCCAAGTCGAGAACAGAGGGGACGGCACCGGCGAGTTCCTGTGGCCACGCCAGCAACGAGGCGATGGCAAGTGGTTCGGCTTTGACGAGAAGATCCTGGCCAAGAAACGGGCCCAGTACCTCGACAAGACCCAGTTCCGAGCCCAGTACTACAACGATCCTAACGACTCCTCGAGTGCCAGCATTCCACGGGAGTCCTTTCAGTACTACGACCGCAACCACCTCACTCGGTCTAGCGGCTTCTGGTACTACAAGAACAGACGGCTTAACGTCTTTGCTTCTATCGACTTTGCCTTCAGCTTGGCTAAGTCGGCTGACTACACATCCATTGTCGTCTTAGGCGTGGATGGGGACAACAACTACTACGTCCTCGACATTGATCGCTTCAAGACCAAGCTCATCAGCGAGTACTTCGACCGCATCCTTCGTCTCCACCAGAAGTGGGACTTCCGGAAGCTCCGGGCCGAAGTCACTGTCGCTCAGTCAGTGATCGTCGAAGACCTCAAGCAGAACTACATCCGTAAGCACGGCCTGGCCCTGGCAATTGATGCGTTCAAACCAAACCGTCACATGGGCTCCAAGGAAGAGCGGTTAGAGGCAACTCTCCAACCACGGTACGCCAATCGTCAGATCTGGCACTACGTCGGTGGAAATTGTCAGACCCTCGAGGAAGAACTGGTCCTACAGAATCCTCCTCACGACGACGTCAAGGACGCCCTAGCGTCTGTAATCGAGATTGCAGTGCCACCCAGCCGAATGAACCATTCACCGGTAGGGGCCATGCGTAGCAGTCAAAACCAATACGGCTCTAGCCGGTTCGGCGGGATAAGATAACGTGGCAGGCAAAACCTTAGACATCCGTTCACTTGGTATCAACCCTGACCGTCTTGGGGTTGAAATTGCCCGTAAGTTTGCTGAGTGGCAGTCGTTTCGTCAGGTGAAGATCAGCGAGTGGAATGAGATCCGTCGCTACATCTTTGCTACCGACACGACCGAGACAACCAACTCCAAGCTTCCGTGGAAAAACAAGACCACGATTCCTAAGCTTTGCCAGATCCGTGACAACCTCAATGCCAACTACATGGCATCGCTGTTTCCCAAGCGCAAATGGCTTTACTGGCAGGGCGACGACCAGGACAGTGAACAAAAGAAGAAGCGTGACGCAATCGAGTCCTACATGGAATGGGCGATTGATCGAAGCGACTTCAAGAATGAAGTAGCCAAGATGGTGTTGGACTACATCGACTACGGCAACTGCTTTGCTACGGTTGAGTGGATTGACAACACAAAGCTGCTCAAAGACAAACAGCAGGTTGGATACGTAGGCCCTATGCCCCGCCGTATCTCGCCATTGGATATCGTCTTTAATCCAATCTCGTCTACCTTTGAGTCATCGCCAAAGATTGTCCGTACGCTGTTGTCACTTGGCGAGCTTAAGAAGCTCCTGGAGCAGCAGACGCCTCCAGACATGGCTGACGAAATTCAGAAGATTTACGAATACCTCCTGAAGTACCGTACAGGTTCTAAGGAGTATCAGCCGTCGTTTGACCTGGCTGAAAAAGATTCCTACCTGCACGTTGACGGCTTCACCAACTACCACCGCTATCTGAACAGCGGCTATGTCGAAGTCCTCACGTTCTACGGCGATATGTACGACGTAGAGAATGACGAGATTCTCCAGAACCACGTCATCACTGTCGTCGACCGCCACAAAATCATTTCCAAGAAGCCTAACGAAAGCTACTTTGGAAACGCACCTATTTTCCACGCAGGCTGGCGTGTTCGCCAAGACAACCTGTGGGCAATGGGTCCCCTCGATAACCTCGTGGGTATGCAGTACCGCATTGACCACCTTGAAAACCTCAAGGCTGACGTCATGGACCTCACGGTCTTCCCACCGATCCGTATCAAGGGCTACGTGGAAGACTTCGAGTACGGCCCCATGGAACGTATCTACATGGGTGACGATGGTGAAGTAGAACTTCTATCGCCCAATACGGCAGCGCTTCAGGTTAACACTGAAATTGCTACGATTGAGCAGAAGATGGAAGAGATGGCCGGTAGCCCCAAAGAAGCTATGGGCATCCGTACGCCAGGCGAAAAGACGGCCTACGAAGTCCAAAGACTCGAGAGTGCTGCTGGCCGTATCTTCCAGTCCAAGATCTCTCAGTTTGAAGAGCAGGTCGTAGAACCCGTTCTCAACGCTATGCTTGAACTTGCACGACGTAAGATGGGTCAAACCACTATTCGTGCGTTCAACAGCGAGTTCAAGTTTGCCACGTTCTCCACGCTCATGGCAGACGATCTTACTGGTCAAGGCCGGCTGCGTCCTCTTGCAGCTCGTCACTTTGCTGAGAAAGCTGAGGTCATTCAAAACCTCACGTCATTTTTTGGTTCGGCTCTTGGTCAGGATCAAAGCGTCAACGTTCACTTCTCCGGTATGCGACTGGCGGAGATGGTCGAAGAGCTCCTCAACCTTGAGGACTACAAGATTGTCGAACCGTTTGTCCGTCTCAGTGAACAGGCTGACTCACAACGTCTTGCTAACAGCCACCAAGAACAGGTTGGCATGGAAGCAATGACACCTTCAGGTATTGCCCAGGATGACTCAACCCTGCCAATGCCTCCAATGCCTCCTGAGGCAGCACAACAGCAGCAGTAATGTCAAAAGCACTTGCTACTGCCTGGACCAAGGCAGCTAAAGACCCTGAAAAAAGAAAAGCCCTCGAAGACGCAATCCGTAACAGCACGACAGCGTTAGGACGTCTCAAGGACATACTGATTGAGGAAGACAAAGTCCTCAGCAACTCCCAGATAGCGGCTCCTGACAAAGATCCCTCCTGGGCCCTAAACCAAGCTCACATTTCTGGTGAGCGACTGCGGATCAAAAAGATCCTTGATCTGCTGTCTTTTTTCTAACGGAGACCAATAAGAATGGCGACGGAAGATGACCTCTTTGCGTCTAATGACGGTGCCCCATCACAGGCACCTATCTTCGAAGATGATGGCGGTGAACGTCCCATCGTTGTCGACCCCAACAAGGACTACCTCAGCGAATACGTAGGCGAAGGCAAGAAGTTCAAGACTCCTGCTGAACTTGCAAAAGCTAAGGCTCACAGTGACGCCTTCATCGAGCGTCTCCAGCGGGAGCAAGCCGCTCTCCGCACTGAACTAAATACGCGGGTTAAACTAGAGGAACTTATGGACCGCATGAGTACCGGTAAGAATACCAACGGGAACGTCAGTAGCCAGCCCACACAAACGGATGGTGACAACGGCCACGAAGGGACCGCTACAAAGAACTTTTCACCTGAAGACATTGAAAAGGTCGTTGAGCAACGTCTCGCAAAGCGCGAGCAGGAAGCTCGAGTCAATAACAATGTCCAGATGGTCAAGGACCGTCTGAAGCAGGCGTATGGCGACAATTACGTCGCTGAACTTGACAACCGTATCAGTGAACTCGGCGTTTCCCGTGAGTTTGCTGCCGACATCGCCAAGCGTGAGCCCAAGGCTCTGTTTGCATTGCTCGGCATCGAAGGACAGGGAAGGCCACAGAACCAGCAGAACAACGACCTCTTTAACACTCCCCCCCGTGCATCCGTGAATACGGCTAGCTTCGGTATAAAGGATACAGAAAAGAAGTTCGCTGACTTTGAGAAAATCCGCAAGGAAGATCCAAGTCGCTACTGGTCTGCAGCAGTACAGAACGAGTTGCACAAGCAGGCTTCAAAATTGGGTGAACGGTTCTATTCCTAACCTAACTTAATCGTAACTAACTAAAAGGAATAGGCCCAAATGGCTGGTTTTTCTACAACCTCGAACGATCATCTGATTCGTTCCAATCTCTGGTCCAACCAGATCAAGGAAGTGCTCCTCGACGAGCTCTTTGCTACGAAGTACGTAGACATGATCACCGACTTCCCGGACGGTGACACTCTCAACATCCCGTCAATCGGTCAGGCTGAAGTCAACGACTACTCGGAAGGCCAGGCTGTCCGTTACACGGGTCTCGATACCGGTAACTTCACCTTCACGATCAACAAGTACAAGAGCTCGGCTACGTTCATCACCGAGAAGATGAAGCAGGACTCATTCTACATGAGCCGCCTCGTCGCCTCGTTCGTTCCGAAGCAGCACCGTGCTATTGCGAAGGCTATGGAAGTCGACATCCTTGACCTTGCTCCTTCGGCTCAGACTTCAGCTTCGACCAACGCCATCAACGGCGCTGCTCACCGCTGGATCGGTTCAGGCACGAACGAAGTGATTGCTCTTGCAGACTTTGCCAAGGCACGTTACGGCCTCCAGAAGGCAAACGTTCCGATGACGAACCTTGTCGCAATCGTCGACCCCTCGGTTGAATACACGCTCTCGACCCTCACGAACCTCGTCAACGTTTCGAACAACCCGCGCTGGGAAGGTATCGTTTCGTCTGGCATTTCAACGGGCATGAAGTTCATCTACAACATCTACGGCTTTGACGTGTATGTTTCGCAGAACCTCAAGACCAGCGTGAATGAAACAATCGGTGGCGTGACCTCGGGTGCGGGTGTTGCGAACCTCTTCTTCTCGGCTGCTCCGGACGTTCTTCCGTTCGTTGGCTCGATCCGTCAGGCTCCTAAAGTTGACTCCGAGTACAACAAGGACATGCAGCGTGAAGAATATGTCACGACCTGCCGCTACGGCTTCAAGCTGTATCGTCCTGAGAACATGGTGGTCGTCATCACCGACACCGACCAAGTCTAATCGGTAGTCACCTAACCACTATTTTTAAGGAGATACATCTATGGGTTCTTCCGTAAACGCAGACGGCCTCTTTGTGCGCTATGGCACAAGCGAAGCCACCGTCGCTAAGGGTGGCTCGAAGCCCCTCATTAACGGCGCACACGAAGTTGAGTTCGACCTCAGCTACTCGGACGTTCAGTCCGCTACGGCTGGCATTCCTGGTTCAGATGCTTTCGGCATCGTGATCCCCAAGGGTGCTCGTATCGAAGAAGTTGAAACGGTTGTCACGACTGCATTCACGTCTTCGGGCACGATTGGCTCGTCCACTCTCGTCCTCGGCCTCAAAAAGGCTTCGGATCGTTCGACAGATTTGTCGACGACTGCCTTCACGACAACCTCGGCAACCGGTACTGTCCTCGGTCTTGCGACTGTTGGTAACAAGGTTACGACCAAGGTTGGCTCGACGGGCGCTGGTGCGTACCTCGGCACGACAATCTCGGAAAACGGCGTTGTTGCAGTGGCCAACTCGGCTCACTCGACCAACCCGTTCACCGCTGGTGCACTGAAGGTTCGTATCCGCTTCTTCTATCCGTAATCATTAGATTACTTAGAAGCTATGGAACTTGGGGGGTCACTTTGGTGGCTCCCCACTTCCACAATCCCCTGCATTCGTTTGTTTGTTGAGAGTTAAATGGCTAAAATTACCCTCACAGATCTGACTTCTCTGACAAACGAAATTACTGCTATTGCGGCTATCAACGCTAACAATGCTGCCATTGTAGCTGCACTCGAGAAGACGCTGTCACGGGATGGGACCTCGCCCAACTCGATGGACGCTAACCTCGACATGAACAGCAACCGGATTCAGAATCTCCCGGCAGCTGTTGACTCGACCGAACCTGTCCGTAAGGCAGAGTTTGACGGCCTGATCAATCAGGTCACGACTATCTACAACAACACGGCTACCCTGTACGACAACTTTGATGATCGTTATCTGGGAGCAAAGACATCCGATCCTGCCCTGGATAATGACGGCAATGCCCTCATTTCTGGGGCTTTGTATTTTAACAGCGTAGGCAACCGCCTGAAGACCTACAACGGTTCTTCGTGGGACTTCATCTCATCCAAGTGGTTGACTGGCTCTGGCACTCCTTCTGGGGGCACTGGCGCTGACGGAGACTTCTACCTCCGTTCCAATGGCGACGTGTACCAGAAGTCTGGTGGTGGCTGGGGCAGTGTGCTGTTCTCAATCAAGGGTGCTCAGGGTGACGCTGGTCCTCAGGGTGCTCAAGGCCAGGCTGGTCAAACAGGTCCTAAGGGCGACAAGGGTGATACCGGTGCAACTGGTGCAACGGGTTCAACCGGCCCCACTGGTGCGACTGGTGCAACCGGTCCTGCAGGCACAGCTGCTACCATTGCTGTCGGCACCGTAACAACGGGTGCTGCCGGCTCAAGCGCTACGGTCACCAACTCTGGTACCTCAGCAGCTGCTGTATTTGATTTTTCAATCCCTAAGGGTGACAAAGGTGACACCGGAGCTACTGGTGCCACTGGTCCTCAAGGCCCTAAGGGTGACACAGGTGCTACGGGCGCTACAGGTGCCACAGGTCCAACTGGTCCTACGGGTGCAACTGGAGCCACAGGCGCTACTGGTCCTGCCGGTCCAGGTGTTCCCACAGGCGGTACCACTGGCCAGGTCCTGAAGAAGGCATCCAACACTGACTACGACACAGTGTGGGGCACAGGCGGTGGTGGTGGAGCATCCGTTCTAGATGATCTTACTGACGTTGTTATTACGTCTGCCGCTACAGGTAACCTGCTTCGGTTTGACGGTACCAACTGGGTCAACTACGCAGACTCAAACTACGCTTCGTCGTCACACACGCACACCTTTGCGTCACTGACTTCTAAGCCGACCACAATCAGTGGCTATGGCATCACCGATGCCTACACCAAGACTGAAGTGGACACGGCTCTTGCAGGCAAGTCAGACACAAGCCACACGCACACATTTGCTTCGTTGACGTCTAAACCTACAACTCTTGCAGGTTATGGCATTACGGACGCTGCTTCCTCGACCCACAATCACACGGTCGACAGCCTTAGCAACGTTACGATCACTTCCAAGGCTACCAACGATCTTCTCCGTTGGAACGGCACTGCCTGGGTAAATTATCCTGACAGCAACTACGCCGCAGCTTCGCACACGCATACGGCTTCTCAAATCAGCGACAGCACAGCTGCTGGCCGGGCATTGCTTACCGGAGCTGACGCAGCTGCTCAACGTACGTCTCTTGGTCTTGGTTCGTTGGCTACCAAGTCAACGATTACCTCCAGTGACATCACGGACGGTACGATTGCTACGGCTGATATTGCAGACTCGGCTATTACAACAGCCAAGATCAATGCTGGTGCAGCTACGCTTGCCAAGCTTGATACCACGGGTACCTCTGGTTACGTGCTGACAGCCCAAGGCTCAGGCTCTGCTCCAGTCTGGGCAGCTGGTGCTGGCATGACATTGCTGGGTACTTTGACTACTACGTCAGGTACAACGCAAACATTGTCAAGTCTAACGCTGACTGGTTACAAATACCTCTATATTGTAGCAAACGGCATTTCTCATAGTAACGGTGCGCAAAATGCAGCGCCAGTATTTGGTGGAAACAGTCTGTCGTCCAACAGAGCAAATACTGTAACCGTTAATTTAATTATTATTGCAGATTTGCTTACTGGGTCGTTTCTTTACGGCGTTGCTTCAAGTGACGCTTACAACGCATCAAACTGTTATTCTGGTGGCCCGACTACTGCATCTACTAGCGTTTCATTTAGCTGGACCAACAGCTCCTCCTTTGATGCTGGTTCAATTAAGATCTATGGGGTTTCGTAAATGGAGCACGTAATTGTTAATGCAACTACGGGTGAAACCACAGTAGTTCCTTTTACATCTGAAGAACTTGCAGAAGCTAATGCAAAAATCTTGGAGCTAGCTTGGAAGGAACTTAGAGACGCTAGGAATTCACTGTTAGCCTCCTCAGATTGGACTCAAGTTAAAGACGCTCCGGTAGATCAAGAAGCGTGGGCTGTATACCGTCAAGCTCTTAGAGATTTGCCCAGCAATACACAAGACCCTCTTAACGTAATTTGGCCGAGTACTCCATAATGCTAGAAGAACTTATCTGTAGAACATTCTATACACGTAACGAAGCTCACCTTGCTCATTGGCGTACAAAGAGTTTTGCCGAGCACAAGGCTCTTGATGAGTTCTACAACGGTGTGATCGAGACAATCGACGAGATTGTTGAGGCGTACCAGGGCTCGTTTGGCATCATTAAGGAGCTGCCTGAGGAAGAGTACAAGGATATGGAAATCCTTGAGCGTCTTCAGGACGACGCCAAGTGGATTAACAAGAACCGCTCCAAGATTGCCCGTAACGTTCCGTCCCTTGAGAACCTGGTCGACGAACTGACCGATCTCTACCTGACGACAATCTACAAGCTCAAATTCCTCAAGTGAGATAACAAATGGCCGCTCCCTGGCTTGAGGTAGCCACCAGGCTCCTCAACACTAAGGAGCTACCTGGATCTGCCAACTCCCCCATCATCCTTTCCTGGGCTCAGAAACTTGGTGGTTGGGTAGCATCCTTCTACAAAGAAGATTCCGTCCCGTGGTGTGGGTTGTTTGTAGCCCACTGTCTCAGTGAGGCAGGTATCCCAGGACTGCCAAAGAACCCTCTCAGCGCCCTTGCGTGGAAAGACTGGGGTAGCCCTACCGATCCAAGAGAAGGGGCCCTGTTGGTCTTCCAAAGGCCAGGAGGAGGCCATGTAGGATTCTACGTCGGTGAAAGATCCGATGCCTACAGGGTCAGAGGTGGAAACCAGAGTGACTCGGTGTGTGACACCTGGGTTGCCAAAGACAGACTGGTTGGCTGTCGGTGGCCCATTGGGACCCCAGTCTTCGGTAACAAGATAATCCTCACCGACAAGGGTGAGCTCTCCAAAAACGAGGCATAACGTGGCCGGCTTAATCGACATCAGCAATGCTCTCCTGCCGGTCATCAACCGGGTGTTGGACCTGATCCCTGACCCTGCTGCCAAGCAGAAGGCTCAGTTGGAGATGCAGGCCAAACTCATTGAAATTGTGACCACGGAGTCTCAGAACCAGGCAGAAATCAACAAGATCGAAGCCGGTAATACCAACCTGTTTGTTTCTGGCTGGCGTCCAATGATTGGATGGGTATGTGCCGTGAGCTTTGGTTGGTTCTACATCGGTGCCCCGTTAGCCGTGTGGATCATGTCCATCTTTGGCGTACACACCGATCTTCCCATCTTCGATAAGAATAGCCTCATGGAGCTGACGTTTGGAATGCTTGGCATGGGTGCTCTTCGCTCCTTTGACAAGTGGAAAGGCACAGCCAAATGAAAACTCTAATACTCTCAATATGGATGTTGCTCCCTAATTGGGAGATGAAACACGAAGTAATGTCTGTAATGGAATGCCCAACAAACGAAGAGGTTCAGAAGCAGTTTAAGCGACTGGAAGACTCTAACCAGATCGTAGGCTGGCATGCCATTTGTCAGGAAGTTGTGGCTGTTCCGGAAATCTCGGACAAGAAGTTGTAAGAGGCCGAGATGAATGACCTTATTGATGCTCGGGATTTTGGCCGACTAGAAGCTGAAGTATCTCAATTAAAGACCATCATTGAAGAGATGCGCAGCGACATGAGAGACATGAAAGCTGATTGGGACACTGCCAAAGGTGGCACCAAGGTGCTGTTCGTAGTTGCGTCCATTTTAGGAACCGCAGTTGCTGCTTTTGGCCATTGGTTGTTGGGAAAGCTCTAAATGAAATATACTTTGCTCGAGATGACGCAGAAGATCCTGTCCTCCATGGACAGTGACGCTGTGAACTCCATCAGCGACACGGCGGAGTCTGCCCAGGTCGCTGACATCATTCGCACGACCTACAACGACATCATCTCAAGCTTGAATTTGCCTGAGCACTATGAGCTGTTTGAGCTTACGGCTTCGAGCTCTTCTACACCGACTGTCATGACTCTCCCGAGCAACGTGACGGACCTGGTGTGGCTCAAGTACGACAACAAACTTTCGACCGACACAGGCAAGCAGTACAAGGAATGCGTCTACTGGCCGCTCAAGGACTTCATGGACTCGATGCACGGCCTTAACGGTGCTGACTCGACCGTCACAACGTTCACTTTGACGACCAACGGCAGTGATTCCATGGACATCATGTGCCGTAACAACGCTTTCCCGACTCGCTACACGACTTTCAACGACAACACATTGATTTTTGATGCCTACAAGTCGTCCGAAGACTCGTATCTACAGAAAAACAAGACAATGGGGTGGGGCCAGACGATCCCGTCATGGACTCACACCGATAATTTCACCCCGGACCTTGATCCCAAACAGTTCACACTGCTTTTCAACGAGGCAAAAGGCCAGGCATTCATCGAGCTGAAGCAGGCGGTAAATGCCAAGGCTGAAAAACGTGCTCGCCGTGGGTGGATCAACGTCTCCAGAGACAAATTTAATTTTCCCTCTGGGTATGACCAACGTAACAAGACCAACTATGGAAGAAAGTAATCGTGCTCGAAGACCATTTCGATCCGGAAAAGGATTATCCTCGCGTTCAAACCATTGAGTTAGACAACAACAAGCTGGTGATGAAACGAACCGACCCATACGGGTTCATTTACATCAGTTTTGAACGTGGACAAGTTCCAGAGCACCTCAAAGGTGCATACACAACGTGGGAAGCAGCTAAGTCTGCAATCAATGGGTACCTGGCAGATAAAGGTCGGGAAGAAGTAAAACCCAGCGAAGAACCCGCTCCAGTGGCTCTCAAAAAGAAGATTGCATAACTAAATGGCCCGTAACTCCCAGATCTCTGCTGAAAACGGATTCATCCGTGGTCTTGTATCTGAGGCCACGGGCCTTAATTTTCCTGAGAAAGCAGCGACAGACACTCTTGACTGTCTCTTTGAGCAGACCGGGATTGTCTCTCGCCGTCTCGGGTTCAACTATGAATCAGGTTACTCAACTGCTTCAGTAACCCGTGACAGTTCCGTAGTGCGTGAATACATGTGGGAAGCTGTTGCCGGTACTGGTACGACCAATTTTGTCGTCGTCCAGATGGGAAGCGTACTTCACTTTTACAACATTGGTACGACGTCAACACTCAGCACCAACAAGAAAAGCTTTACGATTAACCTGACGACCAAGAAGGTTTCTACGGTCACTGATGCAGCTGTCGCTTCTAATTTCTGTCAGTTTGCTGCAGGCTTTGGTCAGCTGTTTGTGGTGCACCCTTTCTGCGATCCGTTCTACGTTGAGTATGATCCGGTAGGCGACACAATTACCAGCGCCACAATCAACATCACTATTCGTGATTTTAAAGGTGTTGACGATGGTTTAGCTGTTGATAACCGGCCATCAACCTTGAGCGTTGAGCACAAATACAACCTGTTTAACCAAGGTTGGTTTGTTGAAAGCGTTTCGACCACTAACTTTGGTGCAGGTGATACCAACCCGCTGTGGGCATGGGATCAGGGCAAAGGTAACTTCCCAAGCAATGCGGACGTTTGGTGGCTGTCTAAAGACGCGAATAACGACTTTAACAAAAGCTGGATCAACAAATTTGACCCAGGCACAACCCCGGCCCCCAAGGGACACTTTGTTCTAAACGTATTCTATCAGCGTCGTGGTAAGTCAAAGATCACTACGTCGTCTGCCTCAGCTGGTACAGTGACGGTTACGACTGAATTGCCGCATATGCTAGTGCCTGGCACGACAGTCAAGATTGAGAACTGCAACATTGCCGGCTACAACAACACATTTACTGTAGCAAGTGTTCCTGCTCACGATCAATTTACATTTAGCTCGGCTACCACTGGTACGGCTACCACCGGTGACGTTTATCCAAACACACTGACAATTACGTCCTCAGGTCTAAATCGTCCGTCTGCAGTGGCGTTCTACGCTGGCAGAGTGTTTTACAGCGGTGTCAATGCTCACGAGTATAACAACTTTGTGTACTTCACCAAGATCCTCGAGGACGACAAAGACTACGGCTACTGCCAGCAGGTGAACGACCCTACGTCTCAGGAGAACAGCGATCTGCTCCCTAGTGACGGTGGATACGTCAACATCCCTGAAATGGGTAACTGCATCCGTATGGTTCCGGTAGGCACTGACCTGTTGATCTTTGCAACCAACGGCATCTGGGCAATCTCAGGCGGCAAAGGTTTGAGCTTCACAGCTAACGACTATGCCGTTCGTCGCCTGTCGACTGTTCCTGCAATTAGCCCGACGTCATTTGTGGTGGTCGATGGCTACCCAATGTTTTGGAACAATAATGGCATCTACGTCGCCAAACCTGACCAGATGGGTGAGCTGTCGATTCAGAGCATTACGGACTCTACGATCCGTACGTGGTTCATGAACATTCCTGCGGAGTCTAAGTTTTACGCCAAGGCAATGTACGACCCACTCAAGCGCATTGTGTCCTGGCTCTACAGATCGTCTGCAGCATCAGGTGCTGACAACAAGTTTGAATACGACCGTATTCTGAACCTCAACGTTTTGACTGGTGCGTTTTATCCGTATTCAGTTCAACAGTCGTCAGGGTATCCGACAGTCAACGGTGGTGTGGTGATCAGCTACGCTGGCAATTACGCTCCGGTGCCTAAGTTCCTGACTACAAAGCTGACCTCTGGCACGACCTACACAATGACCTGGAGCGAGCTCCGGGCTACGACCTACAAGGACTGGGACGTTACAGGGACAGGGTTGGACTACACCAGCTACGTCAACACCGGCTTCAAGGTGCTCGGTGGTGCGGTGACCAAGTTCCAGCAGAACTACGTTCTGGTGTACTGCAAGGCCGACAGCAATGCCTCTTTGAAACTCCGGGGCAAGTGGGACTTCAGTAACAGCAGTAACAGCAACCTGTGGACTGCCAATCAAGAAGTCTACATTCATCAAAGCAACAGAGACTACCTCTCCCGCCGTATCAAAATCAGAGGGCAGGGGCTTGCGTGTCAGCTGGCATTTACCAGCACTACGGGCAAGCCGTTCTACCTCATTGGCTGGGGTGTTGCAGAGTCTGGGAATACTCAACCGTAATGCAAATTTCACTAGCGACACGAGATGACATTCCCGTTCTTGTTAAACTTGCTGAAGATCTGATCAAAACAACCAAATACAGTATTCTTCAGTTTTCTGCTGACAAAGTCGAAAAAGCGCTACTTGGCACCTTTGAACAAGGTCAAACAAAGTCTGTATGTTTGGTTGCTAAGAAAGACGGAAAAATTGTTGGGTCGATCATTGGCTACAAAGATCAAACCCCATTTTCAGAAGATCCAGTTGCTTTTGAATTTTTATGGTGGTGTCAGCCAGGAACCAGTAAGCGTCAACTCCTTAAACTCTACGAAGGATACGAGTACTGGGCAAAGAACGTAGCTAAATGTAAAGCGTTACTTGTCGGTCAGTTGCATTTTAAACATGCACCTGAAAACTACTGGACAAGACAGAATTTTGTAAAGTGTGAAGAGTACTACTTAAAGGACTTATCATGGGAATAGAAACAGCATTAGCTATTACAGCAGCTGCCACACTCGTGGGAACTGGTGTGCAGGTGGCTGGTATGGCCAAACAGGAAGCTGCTCAGGAAAAAGCTGAAAAAGCTCGTGAGCAGCAAATGAACCTTGATATGCAACGCAAGCGTCGTGAGACAATGCGTCAGGCAGTCCTTGCACGTTCTACAGCCCTTACTAACGCTAACGCCCAGGGTGCTCAACAGGGTAGTGGCTTACAGGGTGGCTTGGCTCAAATTACTGGAGCTGAGTATCGTAACGTTGGTGGCCTTAGGCAAGATCAGGCTCTGGGTAAAGAAGTTTTTGAAGCCAATCGTGATTACGCTTTTGGTCAGATGATTACTGGTTTTGGTAGTGCCATGACCAATTCAGCATCAGCCATGGGCCGTCTTGGTGCAAAAATTTCCTAAGTCCAATTTGGAGTAAGTTATTTGGAAGATCTGTTGGACCTCAACACCCTCCCGCTTGATGTAGGAGGTGAGAAGCTGAACCTTGATCCGCACTACGTTAAGGGAGCATCGCTCTCTAACGACGTGCTGGATAATCGTTCCATGAAATATCACATGGCTCTTGGCAACGATTCTCCAGGTCCGGAGAAGATCAAGTCGTCAATCCAGGCTGGGACAGAAGATCAGCTGCGTAATTACGCGGCCAACAATGAATACCTTAAGGACAAAGCCGTACGTGCATCGCTTATGGGCATGTACGCGGCTCAACGTCCTGAGGGTGAGCTTCAGCCTGGTGAGCGTGAATTTCTTGACTCATTGTCGACGGCGGAACTTCACGACTCCAAGACTGTATTTGAGAAGCTGTACGGTAATAAGGTTGTTACAGCAACTATGGCTGACTCGGTAGATCAGGTCCAAGAAGCTGTCGACGTCAATGCTAGCGCTGTGGACGCTGCTCACAAAGCTTCAGCTGACTCTATTGCTAAGGGTGAATTGTGGCGTGCTCTGGCTGAAGAAGCGGATGCCATGTCGGATACTAATACGTGGTATGGTCTCTACAGCACAGCCAAGACATTTATTCCATTTAGGTCTTGGTACGGTGAGACAAACCTCACACCTGATGACGTCAAAAGTGACTCGTTTTTTAAGGGTGACTCTATTGCCAATCAGGTGCAGATTCTTAAAGGACGTACCGTAGACGAAAACAGTACAATCATAGCTGACATTCGCAAACGTATGCAGGATGGCACAGTGAACCCTGCTGACGTTGCTGCGTTTGCAAAAGCTGCTCAGGGGTATTCCTACAGCGACCGTTGGATGGGTAACTTTTCCTCTGGCGTTGACGCGCTGGACCTCGTTCCTGGTATTGGAGTATCAGGTTCTATTATTTCTGGCGTAGGAAAGGGTGCTCTTCGTTTTGGCACCAAAATTGCAGCCAAACGTGCTGTCGTAAAAGGCATTGCTGAGGCGGAAGCTGAGACAGCTGCTACGGCAATTGCTAGAGATGCGCCTCGTGCTCAACACATCTACGGTGCTTCGTACGACCCCAACACAGGTGTTGGTTACACAATTAACGGCCAAAAGTTTAACGTTGTTGAAAAAGACAGCATTAAGTCTAGTAAGAGTGGTCGAGAAGTTGGTGCTCGGGTTGTTTATCGTAATGAGGCTAATGGTGTTTCAGACCACGTTATTGAAATCAACCCTAAAAAGATTGCACAGGATTTTCAAGATAAAGCTTGGACAAAGCCTAAAGTTGAAGGTGTCAAAGTTTTTCCCGAGGATGCGTTTAAGACAGAGCAGGAGTGGAAGGACTTTGTAATTCACCACGAGGCTGAGCACTTGTATGTCCGTAGGGCAGAAGGTCAGAGCCTTGCTGAGTACGAAAACCTGATCAACGAACGTGCTATGAAAAAGTTTAAGGTGGAGAACTCTAAAGCTCCTCCTAGCAATAATACTTTTGGCAAAGAGGTTGTCGATCCTAAGACCGGCAACGTAGACATTGTTGATATTCCAGATACACCGGAGAACCGTGTAGCTGCAATTGCTGATGCCGGCGTTGATAACGCTGAACGTAACACGCTTGACCCAGTAGCAATTCACACAACCAACGGCAGACTCAACCAGGCAGCTGCTCACAGCATCATTGAAGATGCCTCAGGCATGAAGCTGTCAACAGACGAAAAGACTTTGTTTAAGCGCATGGGTCGTGTGCTTGATGGGTTCTTTAACCCTGAGCGTCGGATTGCCGGCGTAGCTACAAACATGTCCAACAGGGCAAAAGAAAACATGCTTGCGGCTCTTGCTAACAGCCGTAATGCAGCTCTGCGAGCTCTGTTTGAAGGTGCTCAGGCTAACCGTATTTCTATTGATCAGCTCGAGCGTATGATGCCTGAGATCCAGGCAGAAGTACGTCGTCAAACGTCAACGCCACAGAATGCAATCCTTGAAACAAAGTGGGGATCAATTCACGAGTCCACAAATATTGAAGGCGTCAACTACATTGAGTACGGCATTGGTAAGTCAGACGGTACAATGTTTGGCTCACGCAATGCTGCAGATGACGCTGCTGTAAACCTGTATGGTCTTGAACCTGGAACCTACAAAATTATTACGCAGGGCAGTGGCTCGTTCATTAAGATGCGTAAAGCTATTGACGAAGTTGCTCCCAAGTTCCGGGACATGCTTCTCGATGCCAATACGACTGCCCCAGTTCGTACCCATACACTGTTCTCTAGGTTCCTTGCCAGCGGTGACACTTTTGTCAGTGACGCGGCCAAGAAAGCTCGACTTGTAGCTACGCATCAAGCGTCAAAAATTCATGACGCTATGTACAATGCTGCCAAAGACATTGGACAGATCTCCAAGCGAGAAGCTACCAACCTTGAAGCCATCCTTGAAATGAACCGTGACACCGAGTTTGGTGTTGCAGGAACCTCAAGCTACCAGCGTGGCTTCTGGTACGACAACGTTGGGGCTTTTGAACAAGCCTACAAACGTATGTTTCCAAATGATGGTTTTCCGAGCGAAAAAGTTACAAGAGCTTACTTTACATATCGAAACCTAATGGATGCGGATTACCTTGCCCGTAACATGCGTCTGTACCGTGAGAAGTCACGCCTTGGCTTTAACACGTTTAATTTTGCTATTCCTGTAGCGGCAAACATTGACGGTACAACTGAAAAAACCATGCAGATGATGGGACACCGTGTCGAAGGCAAATTTGTTGACGACATCATTCAGGACGGTACCGACAAGCGTATCTTGATTATCGACAACGAGAACGTAGAAACGCACTATGTTCGGTCTAAATCGGACGGTATGGCCCTTCCTATGGATTATCAAGCTAAGGGCTACAAAATGGTCATGCTTGCCAATCCGAATGTTCGTCCGCTTATGAATTTGACAGGCAATGACAATCTGATTCAGTACGTCCTGGTAAAGAACTTTGAGACTCGTCCGATGGACTTTGTGCAGATCCCGTACCGCCCTGGTGGTCACGTTGTGGTCTCTGCCAACTGGAAGGTCTCACAGCCGAGGATTGTCACGACAAGTGATGGCTCACGCATTCACGTAGGCGACAATCACTTTACATTTGTGTCGTCTCGTAAGGAAGCTCAAGTGTGGGCAGAACGTATGGAGACAGCCCGTAAGATGTTGGTTGCCGGCGACTACAAAGCGCTTGGTAAGTACATCACGGACAAGAACCTTCCATACAATTCTCTCAACGAGTTTATTGCTTTGTTTGAACCCCGAGTGGTTGACGGTGAACAGGTTGAAGCCACGTTCCTAAAAGACTCCCCGTTTGTGGAAGTGGCTGATGCAGACGGCACCAACGATGCTGCCAAGACCTACGCCAGAGATCGACTGTCTGTGCATTTCAATGGCGTTGAGGACACTCTCGACATGCCTGAGAACTTGTACAAGTTAATCGACAAGGAATTTGCCGGTACTCGTAACGAGGTGGCTCGTACGGTTGTGCAGAACGGTCCTGACTGGGCTTTTGAAAAGGCACGTCACCTGTCGCCTATGCAGACGCTCCAGGACAGTATCTCGCGTGTCATGCGTAGCACGGCTTTAGACAATTACCAGACCCATGCTGCCGAGAACTTTGTCGAACAGTATGCAGACACGATGCTGACTCCTAAGGACGTCATGCGTCAGAATGTGCTTGAGCATTTGATGAACCCTGATTGGAACCCCAAGGCTGATCCTGTTCGTCTTGCTGCGGCTAAAGCCAATCGTATGGCTACCATTCAGTTCCTTGGAATGCGTGACCCTACAGCCTCAGCGTTGGATTGGGTCAAGGACAAGCTGTTGGATTCAGTCTACAATGCTGGTGGCAAAGCCCGTGCTGATTGGGTTGATGCTCATCTGCTGCCCTATGTCAAAGACCCCAGCGTGTACCTTCGCTCTGTTGGGTTTCATCTGAAGCTTGGTCTGTTCAATCCTCAGCAGTTGTTTATCAACTCGCAGACAATGTTTCATGCCATGGCCATCAGTGGCGATCCCAAAGCCGTGATGAGATCTACAGCTGCTACGACGCTCATGTCTGCAGGCCGTATGACTGAACGTCCTGAGGTCCTTTTCAAGATTGCTCAGATCTCCACCAAGTTTGGCTGGAAGGCTAATGAGTTTAAGGAAATGTGGGCCATCTACAAAGAACAAGGCATCGGCATTGTTGGTGGTGAAGTTGGTAGCTTGGACAATATCTTTGCTCCCAAGGTGTTCACTGGCGCCGTAGGCAAATTCCTCGATAAGGGGACAATGTTCTTTCAAGAGACTGAACGTGCTGTCCGAGCCAATGCCTGGGCTCTTGCATATCAGGAGTTCCGGAAAGCAAATCCGACCAAAGTCATTAATGCCGATGACATTGCCTCAATGATGCGGCGTAGCGATACGCTGTCCGTCAACATGACCCGTGCATCAAACGCTGCATGGCAGCACGGTGTATTCTCAATCCCTGCTCAGTTTAGCGGCTATCAAGCTCGTATTATGCAGCAGATGCTTGGCAAAGAACTTACGTTGGCTGAGAAGGCTCGTGTGTTCACAATGTACTCAGCTCTCTACGGTTTGCCCGTAGGTGTCGGTGCAACGGGTCTTACAGCTGGTTATCCGGTTGGTGAAGACATTCGTCAGGCAGCATTGGCTCGTGGCATCAAGCTCGATGAGGGTGCTACCGGCCTTTTGATGAATGGCATGATCAACGCTGTGCTCAAGGCTGCAACTGGCAGTGATTATAACGTTGGTCAACGTGTTGGTCCTGGTGGTCTTGAGCCACTGCGGCAAATGCTCAACGGAGACAAGACTGCTTGGCAGATCATTGGTGGTCCGTCAGCAACAATCGTAAGCGATGTGATGTCTCGGGCATTTCCAGCTATTCACGACATACTCACGCTCGATATCAACAGTTTGAAGCAAGTTGATTTCATGAACTCGTTTCAAGAAGTGTCGACTGTGTCTAACGTGACGAAGCTTTATTACGCACTACAAGCTCACAAGCTTCTGTCAAAGAACGGTACGCCGCTTGGTCACATGAATACGCAAGAAGCGTGGATCATGGCTGTCACAGGTTTGACCCCTCAGCACATTGCTGATGCGTACACTAAGCTGAATGAAATGAAAGACATGAAGGCTATTGAAGCAGATCAGAACAAAGCGTTCTTGACCTACTTCCGAAAGGCTCTTGAGCTCAAAGAAGGAAGTCCAGAACGCAGGGATCTGATTGCCAAGGCAAAGTCTTTTATGATCAATCGTGATCCTACAGATACCAATACTTTGATGATGCAAGCATTTGGTAACAAGACAGTTGAAGACACCGCTAATGAACAGTTTGCCAAAGGCGGTCCTACCAATACTCGTCAGGCTCGTAAAAACCTTACCCTTGAAAGCACGGAACAGTAATTAGAATGGCTAGTTTTAATCCAGAAACGCAAGACGTCGGTACCCAGCATTACATTGGCTACAGCCAACGTGCTAGGGGTGAAAACATTTGGGGTACTTTGTTTGAAGGTGTCGTGAATACTGCTGACGCGGTTGTTGGTGGTATGGCTGAAAAAGAGTCTAAGGACGCGGTCAATAAGATTTCCAACGACTACTTTGGTACAAAGGATTTCTCAGACAAGTTTCTGAGCAAGCCACCTCAGGTAGCTGACAATGACGCTGCGGCTAAGGACACAACGACTGCAACTGACGCAAATGTTCCTAATCCAGTGAAGGATGGTGTTAGCCGTATTGATACGCTCACGCAGGCTAAAGACGCAGGAAAGCTTTCTGAAAAGAACTTTGCTGGTCAGTTGGATGCTACAATTCGTGAGATCAAGGCTAAGTACCCTGGCTACGAAGATTACATTGACAAGGCTGTGTCTCGTGCGTTGAACCAGCCTACGGCCAATATGCTTCGCAATGCCATCATTGATGATTGGAACCGTAAAGCTTCAGCTGCTTCAGATGAGGTCAAAGCTAACCGCAGATTTGCTGATGACGCTCTTAGTAATGGTTACATTTCTGCAGACACCTACAAAAAGATTTATGCAGGTGAAATGAATGCTGACGAAATTCTTGAGGTTAAGGCCAAGGCTGGAACTCTTGCAGCCAAGGATGCGAAGACTCAAAGTGAAATTCGAAATGCAGACTTAATAAGTAAAAACAGGGCAAATGGTCAAGCTACTGTTGAGCAAGAGCAAAACGCTCAAGCCGATGCTACATCTGCTAGTGTTGATCAATTGTTTAGCAACACTTACTACAAGCTTGCTGGTGACACTGGTAAAGACTGGGAAAACTTTCAAGCTAAAATCAAAAAGTATCAGAGCGCGGATAGCGCAGGTGGTACGGCAATTGATCCTACTGAAATGCAAGATCTTATCAATACAACCCAGACTATTGATGCTACTATGCGTAAAACTTACGCTAATATGATTGGACGTATAACGGATAGTGGTAAAACCGTTCGAGAAGTTATTGGAACGGATCGTGCTAAAAAGATTGACGATTTGTTTGAAGCTCGCATGGAGCCCATCAAAAAGATTATGAATGGTGACAAGGACGCTCTGTCGTACCTTAACTGGAATATGCTTCTTCAAAAGGCAGACGACAGTTCTCGTATGAGTCGTATTCTTCAGACCAACATTGGCCAGATCAACGCTAACGTTGGTGCGCTTTCTAAACTGAGCAATGGTGCTTTGAATCCAATCTTGCTAACAGCCGCAGGTAACGAAATGGCTGATGGCGGTCGGTCAAGCATGAAAGACGCTCAAGACGCTATTGTTCTTGGTGCTGTGTCTCAAGGAATTGTTGAAGGCAAACAAGTAGGTGCTCAGGTTGATGACGCTAAAAAATCAACTGATCCCAAGACAGCCGCTGCTATTACCTCGGACATCATTGACAAGAACACCAAGATTATTCTTGCGCCTACCGTAGATGACGAAACAAAGGCTAAATCTTTTAAGTCAATGTACGATCCGTCGTTGTTGAGCAAGATGAACCCACAGTCTGCTCAGATGGTGTACCGTAAGCTTGTCAATCCAACAATGGCTAAGACCATTGCAAAGCTTGCCGAAAGCGATCCTGCTATTGCTGAACAGTATCAGCAGTTCATCATGACTCAAGGCAAAGCCCTTCGCAGTGAGACTGAAGCAGACGTACAAGAAGCAATTACGTTCTTTGACAAGGGTAACATTGTTGTCGACAAGGATGGCAGCTTCCACGTCCGTCTTGATCCCAAGGCGTTCAAGGATCCTGAGGCGGCTCTTGAGTTCCTTCGTGGTGGTGGGCAGGTTGTTGCTGGCAAGGGTGGTGCTATTCGTTCAATGAGTGCGGAAGACCGTAAGCAGCTCGATCTCTACCGTTCTGCTCAAAAGGCAGCTGGTGAGATGAACTTGTACCTTGACGGTATCCGTGTGTGGATGGATGCTCGTGGGGTAAAGGACGAACAGGCTCGTGCTGCTACGCTTCAGCAAGCCATTGGTAACATCAACTTCAACGCTCCTAAGCAAGACACTTGGATCAAGGGTTTCAATAAGGCGTTGGATAACTTCTTCACAATTAACCGTGACACCAGCGACACAGGCATAGGTAAGTACACGCTTCCTGATATTGGCCTTCGCATTGGTAAGCCTGGTGAACCGGCTCTTACCTTTGCTGCACGGCCAGCAGGTCCGACACCTGATGAAATTCGTGCTAAAAACCGTCAGGCTGAACTTGAAAAGAATGCTGATGCCCTAAAGGATTTCAAACTCAGCAACACTTTTGAGCCTGGCACTGAGACCCCTGTAAAACGGTCAACCCTTATGACACGGCTTGTAGAGGAGCAGGGACTTCCTCCTGTGGCTGCAGCGGGTGTTGTCGGTAACCTGATGCACGAGTCTGGCCTTAAGCCTGGAGCTGTTGGTGACAGTGGCTCATCCATTGGCTGGGCACAGTGGCACGCAGACCGTAAAGATGACTTCAAGGTGTGGGCTAAGTCCAACGGTTTGGATCCCAATACCGATGAGACCAACTACGCTTACCTCATCCATGACCTAGAAACAAACTACCCTGAGGTCTTGGCAAAGTTGAAGAAAGCCAAGAGCCACGAGGAAGCTTCGGACATCTTCATGGAAGAGTACGAGCGTCCTGGAATCAAAGCTCGTAGTTCCCGTATTGGCAACGCCAAGTCGGCACTGGACGCCTACCAGGGTGCCTCTCAGTAAAAGAGGTGCATAACAAAAAGAAACCCCCGGCTCATCACCGGGGGTTTTTCTTTGGTCAGTCCTGAGATATCTCTAGTAAGAACTGTTGAGCTAACTCGAGGTTGAAGTAGTTCGTAGACACCTCTGAATGGTTGGAGGCTACGTACAACTCCCCTGTGTCCTTCATGACACCAACAATGATGACTTGTTCCAGCTTCTCTTTGGCGGATTCAAGTACCTTGTCAGGGGGAATGTCCAATATAGTCAAACCAGTAAAGTTGACGACGTTGGTCACTTCTTTTTGTCCTTGGCATTGTGGTATCGCTCGAGGAGACGCTTGCCCTTGCTGACGGCACTGGCCTTGTCACCACTGTGGCCCCACGCTTCAAGAGAAAGCTTCAGTCGCGTCTTTTCGCCATCCTTGTAAAGTGGTCCAGCAGCTGATCCCATCCTGACGAGAAACGAACCCTTACGTTTCATCTCCTCCGGACCGCTCGGTGTTCCCTTCACTGGCGCCTTCAGGTTCGAGCCCTGTGCCTTCGCTGACGCTCTGCCCTTTGCGTTCAATCCACCCTTCGGATTCTGTCCCTCTTTCCGTTGCCATGCTGGTGTCTTCGGCATCTTCAATCCTTTCGATTCTAAAGCCTTTGAGTATGAGATAATTAAATGCACCTTCGAGACCCTTGGCCATGGTCTCTGCGGCCTGCTCGACAAGGATCTTCTTGTCATTCTTTGCCTGTGCAATGGTCACCGTACCCTTGGTGACTGCACTGTTGATCTGGCCTTCGATGGTTGCCAGGAGC